CACTTCCTGCAAATCAAGGAGTATATTCTATTTCTGATGACCAATGGATTTTGGAACCAAGACGGACAGAGGTTGATCTGTCTGACCCCTTGCTAATTCGTAAAGTCCGTGCTATGGTAGAAAAGATTGATGAACTCATAGAAAACGAAGCAAATGATTCTGACGTTTTACGTAAACTTCAGAAAAGAATTCGTGATATGAGAGCATCTGCAATTCAACAAGGTGGAGAGTTTGCACTTGAGAACCTAGTGTTCAAAGAGATACGCAATCGTGGATACCTTGATAAACTGTCAACACACATTAAAAACTTAGAGGATACAAATTTATCATTATGACTGTTAAAGTTATGCTACTTAAGTCCGGAGAGGACGTTATATCAGACGCACAAGAAGTCAAAGACAAAGAGACAAATAGCATCATTGCATATTTTTTAAGAAATCCTTATGTAATGCAACTTACTACAACTCCAATTGACGAAAACGAAGATGAACTTGATTCTGATGAAGATGAAGAAAACCCAAGAGTAAAAATTCAAGTCAGTTATACTCATTGGGCACCTCTCGCTAAACAGAGAGAGTTTTATATTCCAGCAGATTGGGTAGTAACTCTATATGATCCACATGACAATATTAATAATGATTATGTCGCAAAGCATGCTTCAGAACAAATTTCTGAAGATCAACCTACTACGGAGATTGTAAATGAATCTGAAACTGATCCTGCTGAGTGATGGAAGTTATATAATTACTTGGATCTATGAACTTCCTATTGAACCAAAAGCATTTCTTGCAAACCCATTAAAAGTTGTGAAATCGGGAAAAGGTATTGCATTAAAGAAATTTCCAGAGCATTCTGATCAAGAAATTATACTGCTTTTTTCTAATTCTATATGCACTATAGTGGAACCAGATTCTAATGTGAAATCTAAATATCGTTTGGTATATCCAGACGAACCTGATATTGATCTACCTAAATTTGATGATGATGAATCAAAACAACTCCTCAATGAAGAGTCTCCACAAATTTTACAGTAATGTATTTTTGAGTGGAGATAAAATATTTTATATTGGGTATGAGAATGGACAACGTGTTCAGTATAAAGAACATTTTTGTCCAGTATTATATGCAGTTACTTCCAAAGAAAGTGAGTACAAAACTTTAGATGGAAAGTATCTTCAAAAATTTGAATTTGGTGGAATTAAAGATGCCAAAGAATTCATAACTAATCATCAGGGAGTAGAAAATTTTAAAATCTATGGTAATGAAAAATTTTTATATCAGTATTTGGATAAAAATTTTAAAGGTGATGTTCCTTTTGATAGGTCTTTACTTAGGATCTATACTCTTGATATCGAGACTACGGCAGAGAATGGATTTCCTTCAGTTAATGAAACTTCAGAGGAAATTCTGTGTCTTACCATTAAAGATTTTTCTACTAAAAAATTCATTGTATGGGGAACACGTGAGTACGAACATGATAGAGATGATGTAGAGTATAGAGTGTTTTGGAAAGAAACTGAAATGCTTCAGGACTTTCTTAACTGGTGGGTTGAAAATACTCCAGATATTCTTACTGGATGGAATGCAGATTTATTCGACGTTCCATACATTTACAGAAGAATTGAAAGAGTTCTTTCTGAAAAACATGCTAGATCTTTGTCCCCCTGGAATCGTGTTTATGAAAAAGAAGTCGAGAGTATGGGACGAAATTATATCAAATACGATATTATTGGTGTGAGTGTTTTAGATTATTTGGATCTATATAAAAAATTTACATATAAAAATCAACCAACATATCGATTAGATTATATCGCAGAAGTTGAACTTGGTGAAAAGAAACTTGATCATTCTGAGTTTGCAACATTCCGAGACTTCTATACAAAAGATTGGCAAAAGTTTGTTACGTATAACATTCATGACGTAGAACTTGTTGATCAGTTAGAAGACAAGATGAAGTTGATTGACCTTGCGTTAACTCTTGCATATGATGCTAAAGTAAATTATACAGATGTTTACTCTCAAGTTCGTATGTGGGATCAACTTATCTACACTGAACTTGGAAAACGAAATATTGTTATTCCTCCACACGAAAGAGTAAATACCAATGAAACTTTTCCAGGTGCTTTTGTCAAAGAACCTAAACCAGGTCTTTATGAGTGGGTAGTTAATTTTGACCTTAACTCTCTGTACCCTCATATTATTATGCAATATAATATCTCACCAGAAACTCTACTTCCATCGAGGCATCCACATGCAACGGTAGACCGTATTCTTTCTGAAGAAATTGAAATTGATGGGAATAATTGTGTTTGTCCAAATGGAGCACAGTATAGAAAAGATTTTCGTGGATTTCTTCCAGAAATTATGGATAGAATGTATGCTGATCGTAAAGTTTATAAAAAACGTATGCTTGCTGCAGAGGCAGAGTATGAGAAAAAACCCACGCTAGAATTGGAAAAAGAAATTACCAAATGGAATAACTTCCAAATGGCAAGAAAGATTCAACTTAATTCTGCTTATGGTTCACTCGGTAACAAATATTTTAGGTATTATAAACTTATCAATGCTGAAGCAATTACTTTATCAGGACAAGTTTCTATTCGTTGGATTGAGAATAAAGTAAATGGTTATCTAAATAATCTATTACAAACTGAAGATGTTGATTATGTCATCGCTGTCGATACCGATTCAGTCTATCTTAATCTTGGACCTCTTGTTCATAAATTTCTTAGTTCTAAGTCTAGTGATAAAACAACAATCACTAAGATACTTAATAAGGTTGCTAAAGAAAAATTGGAACCGTTTATTGATGATTCTTTCAAGGAACTTGCGGCGTATGTATCGGCATATGAGCACAAGATGGTCATGAAGCGAGAGAACATTGCAGATAAAGGTATCTGGACTGCAAAGAAAAGATATCTTCTCAATGTTCGTGCAAATGAATCAACTATTCTTAGTAGTCCAAAATTAAAAATTATGGGATTGGAAGCAATAAGATCTTCTACTCCTAATGTTTCTAGAATTAAATTGAAAGAAGCATATAACATAATCATTGGGGGAACTGAGAATCAAATTATAGAATTCATTGAAAAGTTTCGTATTGAATATGACAAACTTCCATTAGAAGACATTGCGTATCCTAGATCTGTCAATGGGTTGACAAAGTGGAAAGATTCTGTTACTCTATATAAGAAAAGTTGTCCGATCCAAGTGAGGGCATCTATTTTATATAACCACAACATCAAGAAAAATAAATTACAACACAAGTACACTCACATTCAAAATGGAGATAAAATTAAATATATTTATTTAAAAACTCCCAACAAGATACGTGAAAATGTGATTGCATTTATTTCAGATTTTCCAGAAGAACTGGATCTTAGACAATACATCGATTATGAATTGCAATTTAATAAATCTTTTCTTGATCCACTCAAAAGTATTCTTGATGTTATTGGGTGGAAAGCAGAAGAAACAGCAACACTAGATTTTTTATTCGGATAACAATGTTTGACGCATTAGCAAAAGAAGCAAAGAATGACTACGTGAAAGTAGTCGCACAACTCGAATCAGGTCAAGGATATATTGACACTGGATCTTATATCCTCAATGCTGTTGTGAGTGGCAGTATTTATGGAGGCATACCAGAGAATAGAATTACTGGTCTTGCCGGTGAGCAATCTACAGGCAAGACTTATTATGCTATGGAGATAGCAAAGAATTTTCTTGAATCTAATGAAGATGGTGCAGTATTTTACTTTGATACTGAGTCTGCAACTTCTAAAGATATGTTTGTAGATCGTGGTTTTGATTCAGATAGAGTTTATATTTTTCCTGTAGATACTCTTGAAGACTTTCGTACTCAAATTATTCGTATACTGGATAATATGCTTAAGATGAAAGAGAAAGAACGTAAACCTCTTATGATCATTCTTGATTCTTTGGGTATGCTTCCATCTGCAAAAGAACTAACTGATGCCTTAGATGATAAGCAAGTTCGTGATATGACAAAAGCACAAATTGTTAAATCTATTTTCAGATTAGTTACTGGTAGATTGGGTAGGTTGAAAGTTCCTATGCTTGTCACAAACCATACGTTCAAAACTATGAATCCTTATGGTGAGCAAACTGATATGGGTGGTGGTAGTGGACTTAAGTATGCTGCTTCTACTATCATCTATCTTACTAAAAAGAAAGAGAAAGATGGAACAACAATTGTTGG